TAAGAAATGGGCTAAGAAAATTACAAGTATTTTAAATAGCCGAATAGATGGTAAACATAAAGAAGAATTAAGTCAACTATATAATACTTTATTTGTTGACAACTAACGAATTTCTTACTATACTATAGTATGAAAGAGTAATGCTCATTGTGAGGTTACTTAACTTAAATCGCTTAACGAAAGGATTAACATGACAACATACGATTTAATAAACTTTGACCCCTTTAAGAATTTCTCTATCGGTTTCGATAGAATGTTTGATTCTTTAAATGAGGTCTCTCGACTAAACACTTCAAACTTCCCTCCATATAACATAAGAAAGTTAAAGGATGGTAAGTATCTTGTCGAAATGGCATTAGCAGGGTTCTCTAAGGAGGACTTGAAATGCGAACTACAAGATGGTGTATTAACCATTGAAGCTAAAAAAGAAAAGAAGGATGCTGATAACTTGATTCATCAAGGGATTGCATCTCGAAGTGTTTTAAGGAAGTTTACGTTATCAGAGTATGTCAAAGTAGATGACGCTGATTTTAAAGATGGAATGCTTAAAATCAAACTCTACGAAGATTTACCTGAAAGTAAAAAGCCTAAAACAATAAAGATTAAATAAATCTTTACTGTCATGGTGGTATCAGTATGACTCATTAGAGTAGAACTGCTCTGCCACCATAAAAAATTATGATACCATACAATATATTATTTAAACTTGGTTCTAAAGCTGTCGGTACTTTTATGACTAGAAGAAAAGAAAAGTCTGACAGAGCACACGCAATAGCTATGCAAGAAATGGCTACTGGAAATGAACGAGCAAAAAGAAATGGTTCTTTATTTTTAGATTTAATATTAGGTGCATTTATACTAGCACCATTAGGTATACTAGCTTATGGTTCTTACTTAGGTGATGAACTAATATTAAATAGAACTGAATTTTATTTTAGCAGACTAAAAGAAATTCCTGAAGTCTACCTTTACTTAGTGTTTATAGTAGTGGGTGGAAACTATGGAATATCTGTTACAAGTTTAATAAAAAATAGAAAAAAATAAAAATGAAAATATCTGATAAGACTGCTATCAGTATGCCTATGCGTAATCTTATAGGTATTATAACAGCAGTTTCAGTAGGGGTATGGGCATTTTTTGGAATTCAAGAAACTCTTAATCGTCATAGTACGACTTTAGAGTTAATGGAAAAAGATTTAAATCAAAATACAGAATTTAGAATTAAATATCCTAGAGGAGAGTTAGGACAATCGGCAGGAGAAGCAGAACTTTTCATGTTGGTGGAGCATATGGCAGGTTTAGTTTCTAAACTAGAAAAGTCTATGGGAAATATGATGCATAATGAAGTTAATATTGAAAGACTTCAAAAGGATATGGAAAAAGTTTTAGGAGATATAGAAAAATTAAAAGATAAACAAAGAACATTTTCTAATGGAGCACGTTAATGATGGATAAAATTATAACAATTCTTATTGGAGTTATGTTAGCTGTTTCAGGTTGGGTGTTAACTCAAACATTTTCTTTATCTACTAATCAAGCTGTTCAAGTTGATAAGGTAAGTAAATTAGAAAGAACAGTTGAAAAACTACAAGATAAGATGTCTGACATGATGGATAAAGATGAAGATATTATAAGACAACATAAAAAATTATTTGAAGCTTTAGAAAGTAATTCTGATTCTTCATCTAGTTATAACTACTAATGCCAAAACCTGTAAGAAAATGGATAGTTCGATTAAGAATGTGGTATGCTGATATAAGAGGTCATCATGGACATAGATGGAATTACGAACCATCTGAACATTACTTTGGGAGAAAGAAAAAATAATGATTGAAGTTGTAACAGCACTAATGCTATTTTTAAATGGCACAATGATAGAGCACGTTTATAAACCTGACTTAGGTGCGTGTCTCAAATCGAAACGCATAGCTTCGCATGAATTAAATCCAAAGAGAGTAGTCTTTAGATGCAAGATTGTTAAAGCTAAAATAGAATTAGATGACCAAACAAGATACGGAAAACGTATACTTAAAATCTTAGAATAAAGATAGAAAGGAGAAACAATGGCTAAAAAGAAAAAGAAAAAAGGCAAAAAGAAAAATAAAAAAAATAAGAAAAAGAAAAGATAGTTAAATGATGGATACCATAGGTTTAATTCTACTGTTCTGTTTTATAATCTATGTTATCTATGATTTAAAAAATATATGATAAACGAAAAACTTATAACAATTCTGATTGCTATACTATTAGCACTCGGAGGATGGAATTTAAAGGAAACATATTCAATTTCAAAGGATATGGTTTTGATTAAGGAGAAGGTGGCGACTATTCAAAATGAGGTATCGAACTTTAAAAATCTTAAAACAAAGAAGAAACGCAAGAAGAAAAATGAAAACAACTAATGCGTGGGTTCGATATATAACTATATTCCTTTTTAGTATTTTATTCTTTTTAATATCAGGATGTGAAAATACAAGACACTCGATTGGAATATCAGGTAAACCTTTGAGTACTGATATGGAGCAAAATATTAAAATGAATTATAAAATTATTTTCGGTAAGGTAAGACCGAAGGAAGATGATGACGATTAAACTGTATGCTTATTTCCTTAAAAAGAGACGCTGGTATAGAAGAAGACGCAAAAAAAGAAAATGAAAATAGCTTTGGTAATAACAATATGTGGTATGATGGGATGTCTACCACCTCTTACTCATAATGATTGGAAATTTGAAACAGAAGAACAATGTATGTACAAAGGTTATTATCATATTGCGGAAGTTGCTGAAAACTATATGCGGTCTATAGGGGTACAACAATTCAAAGACCAACAAATAAAAATGATGTATAATTGTTTACCTGTTGATAAAGTTTTTGAGGTTGAACCTATAGGAACTCCTACTTAGGAATGAAAAACATCCCTTGCAATTTTTTCTAAGTATGTATGTAAGTCTGTAAAATTAGTTTTACACTCTCTCAACATAGCTTGTATTACCCCTGCATTTTCCTTTTTAAAATAGATAGGAATCTTATCCATAGGAAAAGTTTTTAATTCACTAATAAACTGTCCTTGATTATTAATAATTAATTTGAAGCCCATTAAATCGGCTTCTTTTTTTTTGGTTCTTTTAGATTTATTTAATTTTCGAGGGAGTTGCACTAGCTTTTCTCATTAAGTCAACAAAAAAGTCATCATCACCTTTATCTTTTCTTAATTTAGTTAATGGTTTATCGCCCTTTTTATATATCTCTACACTTCTAACTCTAATTGGATTCGTCATAAAGACTGGAAGTCTTGGATTGTTAATACTCTTCACCATAAAGAATCCATCATCCGCTATACCAAATGTTAGTACATTTTGTATATCTATATCATCCATACCAACTAAACATAATCTCATATTATAAATAGCAGGGGGTCCACCTGTAATAGGTTTACCTTTTAAATCATAAATTTTATCTACCATTTATTTTCTTACAATATGTTTTCTTAATGCTCTAACAAGTTCTTCTATCTTATCTATTATAGCAATTAAAGATTTATCTTTTATATAACCTTGTTCTTTTTTTAATTCATCATACTCTCTTAAAGGAATTGTTACAGTTCTTCTTGATGTAATTTCACTTTCATAAGTATCTGCTTCAGCTCTGTCTTGGTCTTCAGTCATCATTTTTTATAACGCTTTCTATTTTAGAAGAGTATTCTTTACTTACAAAACTAGGTTCAGTATTAACTATACCATCTTTAACAGCTACTACTCCTCCTTGTCCATCATCATCTATTAAACTATCAACACTTGTAGTATAAAATTCATTTAACTTTTGATTGTTTCTTGTTATTTTTTTCTTTAAGTGTTCTTTCAATTCCCCTATTCTCACAAACAACATTTTATCTATAGAAGAATTAATTCCATACATAGATAAATCATTTAATGCTGCAATAAGTCTACGAAAACCTGTTGCTCTTTTTTCTAACTGCCTTATTTGTGCTTCATTAATTATCATAGTCCCTTTCCAATATCATTTCTAAATAGTGTATAGCCTTTTCTATATCCTTCCTCTTTCCTTTTTTTTGATGTCTGCATATATACTTAATAGCATTCCCTTCTGCAAACAAAATTTTATTTTCATTAATAAATTCTGCAGGTTGAATCTTCATAGAGTTATAATGATTCCCATCTACCTGCTTACTTAATGAATCATATGTCGTACCTTTAAACATTCCTTTGTCTGTCATTACATAGCAATAGGACCTTCTTTAGCCATCCTTGCTCTCCTTTTATCTCTTTCTGTGGGTTCTAAGCTATTATTTAAATCATCTATAGTCCAATGAGGATTCTTTTTTAATTTTTTAACTATCCATTTATAAGACCAAGGTTGTAAACGTAATGTAGTTCCTTGCCAATAATGAGTTTGATTCGGTAATAATTTAAATACATTCTTTACATTAACTTTCTTTTGTTCATCAGGATTTAATAATCCTTTAAGCCATTCAACCATAATATGTTTAGCTTTGTTTCTTATCTTACTCATTTGTTTAGTGTTCATTTCTTTTTCTTCTTCTTATAAATATATTTATAATCTTTAAGAAAATAAATTATAAGTCCTCCAGTAAGACTTAATAATAAAAAACCCACTATAGCTTTAGCCATTGTTAACATTATTCCAAGTCCATCATAGGAGCATTAACAATAGGTTCTAATTCATTCTGTAATTTTTCTGATACAGAAAGATTTTTGCCATTACTTCCCATATTATAAAACGTATACTTAACAGTTAATTCTTCCCATGCCTTTATATTTTTTATAGCAACTAAATTATATTTAATATAATTCTTAGATTTTAATTCTACTTTCTCACAATTAGGTTTATCTGAATGATTTATAAATCCACCTAAAGGTGTACGAATTAGTTCACCTTCTATTTTATAATGACTAACACCAAAATTAACACCCTTGGGTTCAAACAATTTTGTAAACAATCCTAATCCTTGTATCTTACTCTTAGCAATTGTAAGTTTAATACATTCATTATCAGGTAATGGTTTATATAAGTCTTTATCTTTTTCCATAAGTTTGTAATTCTTCTGAAAAGTTTTGAGTTATCTCTTCAACATTAGGTTGTCGACTTACTTCAGCTAAGTAAACATATCTATTAGAATATTTAAATACTCTTAATCCTTTACCATCATTAGCATCTTTATAACATTCCCATTTATGTGAACAAAACTGACAACCAATAGGTAAAGATTTATTTCCACCTTTAGTTTCAGATAACTGATAACATCTATCAGGTGGTGTCTTACTCTTTAATGTATCTTGTAAAGTTTTAATTAAATTTGGAACATTAGGTTTAGCTAACTCATCAGGTTTATAGAAACAAACATCTCCACTTGACTTATCCATAACCAAGAAGCCACCTCCATCAGTACCCATACCTTTTTCATATCCTGATAACTGGGCATGATAACCAAATGGGTCATCTCCAACTAACTCTCCAGTCTTAAATTTTTTAAAACTAAATGATGAAGCTGACTTAACATCACATACTTCTCCATCTACTGTGGCATCTATATGCCCTTTAATATTATCTATCTCTACTTTCTTTTGTTGGTCTGCAATTTTATGTCCAGTTAATTCTGCTAGATATAATAATAAATGTTCTAGTATATGTCCATATAAAAATTTTATATTTAAACTTGCATCATAATCTTTTGTTTTCTTTGGACTAAATCTATCATACCATAATTGTCTAGGTGGTTTACCCAACACAGACATTCTTAACTTCCCATCTTTTTCTCTAACAGGATTATTCCATGAATTAAAAGCTTCCTTAATATTACTAAGGAACTTATCCATATTGTCTTCTGTTACATTAGCAGGTTTTCCATTTGATATTCCAGCTACTAATTTTTTAATGTCAGTAGCTATAGTATCAATGCGTTTCTGCCCAGTTGTTTCCGATTTTATATTTTCCATCTAAGGGACACCTTATTTTTAATTCCTTTCCTGCCTCTCTTATTGATTGTACTGCTAAGTTTCCAAACTCTTCGGCTCTACTATCTTCAACCTCATATTGAAACTCATCATGTACATTAACAATAGGATAAGCTTTGA